CACGGGTGACACGCTAACCCCGAAAATGCGCATTTAGTGGGAATGTGGTTTTCAATGTGCAATGTAAAGGAAAGGAAATAGGTCAAATGGCGTGACAAGCGTGTCAATGCGTAAATCCCGCTTTACATACTCATGATACACTAATAAGACTATTTAACCTTATCATATTTCAATATCGGCAATATGGAACTAACATCTACTCCGGCATCGCTTAGGATTTTTGCCCTGGCACGGGCCAGACCTTCATCCTCTTCCTTCCTCTTGGTGTTCTTATTATAACAGTTGTTCCTATACTGGTCCCTGTTCTTCTTATGAGCTGATTTCCTGAACACCAATACGTATTCGTGGGTTTGAGCTGTCCTTCTGTTAGCTGCTATGTCCCTGTGGAACATAATCCTGGTATTAGATGCCATCTTAGCGATTACATCCCACGTGACGGCACCGATAGCACTCATTACCCTTATTATGTCAGAGTGGAGACTCACCATCTGCCTATGCAGGTAGAAGTCCTTAACAACCACCACGAAGTAGCAATCCGGCTTTAGCGCCGCGTACGCCTTACAGAATATGGCAGCTATTTCCTCTATGAAGTCCCCGTATGATTCCGTTCCTTCTATGCCATTACCGTTATCTCCGTAAAACTCGCTGTTCCAGTACGGGGGGCAGGTAAAAACCATATCAGCCGACTCGCCATTAAGCCCGTCGAACGTTATCAATGACTCGTTCACTATCAGTGCATCGTCCCCGTACTCGGTGCCAGCCAACCAATCATTATTGTACTTGCACGCCTCGGGCGATGTGTCAAATCCAATGTACTTCCTACCATTCTCGACCGAGAATGCCAGCCTGGTCACTCTTCCGGAGAAGGGGTCCAGCACTATATCACCAGCATCCGACCACATCTTGATGCAAAGGTCGGCTAGCCTGCCCTCGAACACGGACAGCCTACCGGCTTTTTTCTGGTTAGCGTACATATCAGTAGGGGCATCCTCAGTGTACGCTAACAGATTACGGCCAGCCTTGACGCCATTACCCCGTATATCCAGTGACCTGTCCATTCCCATCATGCTGGACGGCAGAACCCCCATTTCTTTTATTAGGGCCACCCTTATGAATTTCGACGCTTCCGACTTGTCAGTAATACCAGCATCGATTGCTTCCTGTGCAAATCTCTCCAATAATGACTTGTGGTCCATTTTATACGCCTATCTTTTGCCTACTATCCAGAATAAGTCTCCCGGTTGCACGAGTTCTGCGGCCTTTGCCTCGTAATGAGGATCCAGCGCTACCGAGCCGATTTCGCTTTTTACTACCCTATTGTATTTGTAGCCGCTCTGGACAAACTCCACATCCTCCAACATATCGGCAGGCGACCATTTTATTACTGATGGCCTAGTGTCTTTACCGATCATTACCGCTAGCACTTTTTTGTGGACGCCTTTATCCTTCATCCCCCACAGCAGGCCACTAAGTGACATCCCGGATCCCAGGGTAATCACTATCCTATCTATCTTGTCAAATGGAATATTCCTGGTCTGCGCTCTGGTGGACTCCACCGCCTCGGAGCATTCCATTCCAAACGGAATAATATATGCGTCGTCTGGGGTGAGTTCCTTCATCTTCTTATCTATAACGGACGGATAACCAGGGTAGCACTTAATCAACTGCCCACCGTTATTTATTATCCTGGTATTCTCCTCTGTATCCTCTTTAGACCACGGAACGAATATCATGGACTTCTTGCCTAAGCGTGCCGCCAGCGCACTCACTATTATACCCTGGGGGCTGAACCTTGAGCACTTAGTGACCAGCACCTTCGAGTCACCAGCGTATTTGTCAATCAGCTTAAAACACGATCTGGCCTTACCGCCACACACCCCAGCCACCTTGAACAGGTCATCTCTCTTTAGGTACACACCAATAGCAGCCAAATGCTCAACGGGTGTCAGTTTGTCAGGATTTATCATAGTCCACCTCTGGGATGGCCATTCTTGGCATTCTTCGTATTATTGGTAGTGTGTGCATTGGGTGTATTAGCCCGTCACACGACGAATTCATGTATTCTGCCATTTCCACACTGGACGACCCCACGTCATTAGGATCATACCCGTTCGGCAGCAGGCAGTAGAATATTCTGTTGCTGTTTATTCCATTTCGCGACAACTTAACGGCCATCTCAACCGTAGACTCCAACTCACCCCCGTCTAAGCAAATGACCAACCTACTAAATCCAATATCCAGCAGTGCTCGCCCCAAACCAGGCCAGTATTCTTTACCGAGAGAAGCGACCGAGTTAGGGCAGGATAGACAATCCATTGGGCCTTCCACTAACCATAGGTCATCTACGTCCTTGAGTATGCGAGGATTGTATACTATCTTCTTCCCTGTTTCGTTTATTGTCTTTGGTTCTATCTCTTTAATAGTAGCGTATGCCAGCCAGTAATCGGAATTCGGGAATACTAATATTATGTGCCACGGCATACCCAATGACTCCATAAACAGCCCTTTAGCCCAGGGCGTGCCGTCCCAGTCGTATACTGGATCTATGCCTCTGCCTATCTTCCTTCGTGACGACAGCCATTTCCACTTATCACCTGTACGCACTATTTCCGTGGAGTGCGACGGCATACCGGATGGCGGTCTAACAGCCGCCCTATCCACCGCCGACGCAGCCATCCCAATCTTAATGTCTATGAGGTCGTGCAAGCTACCGCTAGCCTTGCACCTGTAACAGTGGTATATCCCCTTGCCAATGTTAATCATCAGCTTGTATTTGGTATCTCTGGTCTTTGACCTGCTTCTACTTATGCACATTGGACAGCAGAACGAGTAATCACCACCAACCGACACATGGGGAGATCCGTCAGCGTCGCTTTGCGGTCTTCCAAGCTTCCTGGATAGCTCGTTAACTATTCTGCTGTCATTCCTCGCCATCTCTAGTCACTCCCTCCCTCATCCATGTCAGTGAATCTTCTTTTGGCTAGATCGCACTTGGTCCTTACCGACATTGCCGACATATCTTCTCTGTTTTTAGCAATGTATATCCTTGCCTCTCCTCTGTCTATTTCCCCAGATGTCCTATTAATAGTCAATGATACGTCAAGACCGAATGCTTGAGAATATGCCATTGCCAAGTGGTAATTAGTCATAGTCTCGGTGTCCGGATCCTCAGAGCTGCGGTTTCCCTGCCCCATACCCCACACTGCTATTCCAAGCTCCTTAGCTATTGCCCTTACCCCAAGAACGTTATCTTCTATTTCCTCATCCCCTCTGGCCCTGTGCCTTACCGGTTTTAATAAATAAGGGGAGTCCACGACTATTAGAGCTGGCGCTCTGCCGGTTTCGTCCATTCTCCTTAGAATGTCCGTTCTTATGTCATCGTATGTAGTCTTACGCTCCTGAAACTCCTTTATGTACGCATTTGACTTATATGTATTAGCTATTCTCAGGAGCTTCTTTAAGGCCCTGTTCTTCCCATTCTCAGCCTTATATATTCCCTCCTTCGTCATTCCTGTTAAGCACTGTATAAAATACATGCTGGCCTGGTGCTTTGGCATTTCCAGTGTATAGTAGTAGATGTCATTACCCATATATAGTGAGCCACATGCAAAATTGATAGCGAGAGTGGACTTTCCACGACCGGACGGCGCAGAAATCAGGCCCATCTCCCCTGCCCCGAGGCCACCACCTAGCACTTTATCTAGAGAATTTATTCCGGTCCTACACGCTCCAGGCTTCCTCGGCCTATTTAGTATATCCTCAGCATCCTTGAACAAGTCAACCCCTGGATCTAATATCCCACCAGAGTCTATAGCGTCTATTATTCCTCCTCTAATGGAGGAGTAGTCAACATCACCACTGTTTGCCGACATCTCCAGCATGGCAGAGGATAACGCACTCTCCACCCTAACCCTCCTACACCACTCCACCACTGTATCCACCACTATCCCGGACGGCATGCGCCCCTCGTACAGTAATGGAATAGAGTCCTCGAATTCTGGCATACGGCCATCCATATCCCCTAGTGATGCCATGTACAGCAAAAAGTCACTAGGGGATGATGGACATACTCCGTATTTCCTAACATACCCGATAGCAGCTCCGGATATAGCAGATAAGTCGTCGTCAGTGAAATAGTCAGGGTCTAGGACAGATAAAGCTCTCCTAGCAAATCTATAATCTCTCAGCAGCAGTGACACCACCGACAGTTGAAACTCATCGTCAAAGTCGAATTTTAATTTATTCGATGCCAAGGAACACCTCAACAGCCATTAGAGAATTTGATAACCCGGCTATGTCCAGCACGCCCGAAGCTTTACGCACTCTTACCGACTCGCTGTTTATTACCCCGTCGCTCAGACCGTGCAGCTCTTCCACTAGATGATCGACATAGGCACCTTCTATAATATACACTACGGAGTTGCTCAAGCACCCAAAGACCAGCATCGAAACACCTACCTCAAGAATGCAATTACTGACGTCTATTTCTGCACCCCCATCATCAGAAACCGTGATTATGGCACTAACGATAGACACAATCCTGCTGTTAGAAATATACACAATTACCACCGACCGTTATTATTGGCACAGAGCATTTCCGCAGCTCCTGCACGTTAGACAACCCTCTATCATTTCCATCGGAGCGCCGCAGTTGCTGCACATAACAGCCTTCGACGACGCATTATCCATTATTACTACCGGCTCCCCACAGTAGGATAGCATAAGCTTTGCTACCGCGTCTGGCACTGAAGTTATCGTGACCGGCTTATCCTGGCTGTCTGGCATAAATTCCCATGTCACACCGGATGAGTTTATACCCATTAGAGTGTTTGCTATTCTCTTCGGGTCGGTGCCGTCTTGCAGCCCTATCGATATCAGCCTACCCATTGCATTGCAATATGCGTAGGAATCCGACCCTGGCTTATCAGCCCTTATGAACACCTGCATCGGACCACCACCCTGCTCAAAGTCGTTTATGGTCACATATGCCTTCCCCTGTGGCGTACTTATTTCATACGTCAGCCCACGCCTAATCTTTACACCCTTGTTTCTTGTACTAGGCGTGTCACTCAGGGGTTGGTGAGACAAAGAGCCGTCCCTGTATATAGTACAGCCCTTAGCGCCGCCCGTCATGGCGTCCAGCAGCACTTTTGATACTTCCTGCCTAGTCGCGTGACTTGGCATATTTATTGTCTTGCTTATGCTGTTATCCACCACCGCCTGCACAGCCAATTGCATCTTCAGGTGATCATCCGGATGTATGTTCTTCGACGTCACAAAATAGTCAGGAACGGCAGCACCTTCGGGGTTTTTATTAAGCCACTCCTCGTATATAGGGTCCATTACATTCTCAGAGTGCCACGACCCGTCCTTGAACCTCTTCTGTACGAATTTCAACGAGTATACAGGCTCAATACCAGACGATGAACCTGCTACAACCGATGTCGTTCCAGTCGGGGCAACCGTGAGCAGTGTTGAATTTCTTATCCCGCGTGCTTTTATCTTGTCCATTACCCCGTTAGGGAGCGACTTAGTATACCCTGACTTTTTGGACGTATATTTCTTCTCGTCATACCCAGTGAACGACCCCATACATGTTGCCAGCATTGTAGATGTCTCGTATGCTGCGTCTCTTATTGTGGTCATCATCGACCCAACAACCAATCTGGCCTCCTCACTGCCGTATCTAATACCCATCTTCATTAACGCGTGAGCTACGCCCATCACTCCAAGCCCTATTCTCCTGGATAGCTTGGCCTCCGCTTCCATCTCATCAAACAGGTATTCATTTTCTGTTATTACCGAGTCTAGGAATTTCACCGCTGAACCAGCGACCCTCTCAAGGGCTGGTATGTCAACCGACCCATCGACAACGAATTTGCTGAGATTTATTGAACCCAGACAGCACGAACCCCAAGCAGGCAGGGATATCTCACCACACGGATTTGTACCTATCAGCTCCTGGAAGTACCCGGTATTATTCATTTCGTTGGCTGTATCATAATTCCACAAACCAGGGTCACCACACAGCCATTGACTATCCACCATCTCCTTCCACAATCCCGCCGCGTCGATTGTGTCTACTACCTTTCCATCCCACATCAAGTCAAATCCGGACCCCGACTTGACAGCATTGATAAACTTGTTATTCACAGCCACTGATATATTGAATTTTATCCATCTACCAGTATTGCCGTCGTTCCCTACCTTTGATCTGATAAACTCCCGTATGTCTGGGTGCCACACTGGCAGTATCCCCATATTAGCGGCTTTCCTGTCAGAGGTAGAGCTTATTGTATCACTGGCCTTATCAAATACATCTATAAAGCTGCACGGGCCAGAGGCCACACCAAGGCCGGATGTCGGATACCCCTTCGGCCTTATTCCGCCGAAGTTGAACCCAACACCACCACCAACCCCTTGTATCATCATGCTTCTTTTCAGCGAGTCGAATATGCCCCCTATGCTGTCATCCACCGGCACTACAAAGCAGTTCAGCAGATTCTTGTCAACGCCTGCATTAGACAGAATACGACCGCCAGGAACAAACTCGAACCTCGACATATACCCTACCCACTCATCCACTATATCGGCAGTATCCTCCAGCTTGCCGCCGTGGTTGCTCTCATAACTGGTAGCTACTGCCATCGCTACTCTGTGCATGACAGACTCCACCGAATCTTCACCCTTCTTGGCGTACCTCTCCCCAAATATCGCTGTTTTCCTATCTGGTGACAGGACCAACTTGCTTCTGTTATTCATATATAAGCCCCTACATTATCATTTACCGGTTGAGCCGAATCCTTTATTGCCTCTACTCGTCTTTGGCAGACTGTCTACCCTCAATACGCTATAGTCAACCCTTGGTATTAGAATTAGTTGGGCTATTCTGTCTCCCCTATCCACCACCACCGCCTTTTTCCCAGGGTTATACACGAGCATAAACAGCTCACCGGTATACCCTGGGTCAATGACTCCCTCCATCACCATTATTCCCTTACCCCATACAGCCGATGATCTGCCGGTCACTCTTCCCCAGCATCTATCATCTATCTTAACGCTTACCCCGGTTTCTACATTGCTGAACTCCCCAGGGAGTATTTCAACCCTGCCGTTTGAGCTTAAGTCTATCCCAACGTCCCCAGCATGCACGGGCATTCTGTACCCGTCTCCAACCACCAGTACATCTGCCACCATCACTCCTGGGTATATCTCTTTTATCCCCGTCTCTGTAACCATAATGCTCATTGCTAACGCTGGCTTACCTCTCTCGATCTCCTTTGCCACTTTTATAGAGTTATCCATATCGGCAGACTCCGATTCTATCTTCATTACAGATAACTCTCTTCTGGCCTCGCTCCTGCTACTCAGCACCCTGGATATTCTTGTATCAATAGGTGCCGTCACAAATACAAATCTTAGGCGTATTTCTCCTGGTGCGTAACGCACCAGCCCACACACCATCTCATATGCCTCGTGAACCTGCGACGGCTTACGTGGAAATCCATCTATTATTACGCCGCCCCCTCCTTCAGGTCCTAACGCTTCAGCAATGAAATTAGCCACCGTTTGATTAACCATCTTGTCCAACGACGCGGGAGCGTGCGCATCCGGCATCTCGGATATGGATTTGGACGATATACCAAACTCCCTTAACGAGTCACCTATGTGCAGTACCGGCCACCCAGTATCCAGGTGCAACCTATCAGTATAGGCCGTCTTGCCAGACCCTGTATAGCCGGACACGAATTTTACTTCGAACCCTCGCATATTAGGACCCCACAATCATGTTAATCGACAACATGTCAGAGTCGGCGGGGCCAGTACCAATAAGAAGTGGTATAATGACCCTCTCACCTATATCGTGCACCTTCGAAAGGACGGGAACGATGTTCTGCTGCAACCAGTCAAGAAGCTTGGCATTACGCGATGGGGAATCGTCACTATCACCACTGGCACCGTACAAGGCCCCGTCGATGTAGTTAGCGTAATTTATAAATATGCAGTTTACCCCGTTCGACACTATCGATCTGGCAAATTGGGTCCGGGAGAACGTAAACACCCTTCTGACCCTGCCTGTCACTGTGGTCCTCTCCAGCAGCTTATCAGCACCCCCATATTGGCTAGACAGCTCATCCCACGTCATCTCCGTCTGGTCATCGTATACAGGCCCGGAATTACCCACCTCCACACCGTTTTCATCCTTCAAGTTCCCAACGCGTATTGGGAACGTCCGATATGCGCCGAATACATTCCTTACGCTTTGTGGCGAAAGGCCGCACCTGCTAAGCTCTGCCGCGCTAGTGGTCCCCCTGCTGGTGACAAATGGATAAAATCCAAGATTAACATCCAGGTCGAACCCTTGCGACCCCTCCAGCAGTATGTCACCACCCATCACGTGCGTATTGTGTAGTGCCGACCTCACATCACCAACGTACTGCTTAAATCTGAACGAGTCATCGCCAGCAGTCCTCAAGCCCTGGAATCTGAGACACTTCTCCGCTGCTGCAGCTCCATTGCCCTTCATCGTTGATGCTACCCTTATGGCGTTGGCCCTCTCAGCGTCTTTGTGCCTCTGGTCTATCACTATAGCGTTGCTGTCTATAGTAAGTCTGGCTTCTGTTAGTCCGTACTCGTTTATCTCCCTCTCCAGTACGTCTTCATCTATGATAGCACCAGGCCCTATCATTATATTCTCACAACTACTCACTATAGCTGTTGGTAGTTGTTGCGTAATAACCTTTCTGCCTTCGTCATACACAAATGTATGACCGGCTTGAGATGTGAAGTTGCACACGGCGACGGAATAAGGAACCCGCCGGGATACATACCCGGCGAGTTTACCTTTTCCCTCTGATCCGTACTGACCGCCTATTATCAGGTCTACATTACCGAATTTGGGCATGGCTAGTTATTTCTTCCTGCCGGTTTTCTTCGCTTTTGCTTTTACCTTCGCTTTCGAGTCGCTAGCGCTCTCCATCTTCTTCTTCAGCCTGTCCAGAGCACCACCACCGCCAGCCTTGCCGGGTTTCTGCACGGCAAAGACCTTCTGCTTCTTCAGAATGACCAGCAGGCCGCTCTTAGTGCCGTCTTCCGCCCCCCACTTATCGAACAGCTTCTTGACTTTGGGATTGGATGCATCAACCTTTCCCACTGTATCCTCCAGGTCGTCACTGTTGATGAACCCTAAGGACTCATAGTCGATTTCCTCGTCCTCGTCATCCTCGTCATCCTCGTCATCCTCGTCATCCTCGTCATCCTCATCGATGTCTTCGTCCTCTTCCTCTTCGTCGTCGTCATCCTCATCGATGTCTTCGTCCTCTTCCTCGTCGTCGTCCTCATCATCGCTGCTGTCGAATGGTACGTCGTCCTCTTCCTCGTCGTCGTTGTTGGCTGCTATTGCCGACTCGGTTTTTGGAATGTTCAGACCCAAAGGACCCATCATCTCGAGCAATTCCGCGTATGACTTCGGTCTTAGCTCGTCAAATAGCGAGTTGACCTTAGCCATGACAGCCGCAGGCACCGGTTTGCATCTGCTTGCATCGCGAATACGTACCTGGTACTCAGTATCCATACCGGTGCCGGTCTTCTCAACGATGAAATCACGCCCTACCTTGGGATCAAATACATCTCCGTACTCTTCATCGTCCACCCCGTATTTCAGAATAGGAGTGGCTATCTGCGATCCGACGGTTGCCGTTTTCGGACCCTGCTTGTTCGACACATCGTACATGTACATTGCCCACCGATTCGGATTGGCACGGAGCTTGTTAGCCTTCTCAGACTCACCGGCTAACTCCAGCATCTCCACTGCCATACAGATAGGGCATTCCAGACTCTTGCCCTTAGCGGACTTCTTCGGGAAAAGGCGTCTACACGTGACGGGACCCCGCACACCCGGTATGTTGTTGTGTGTTCCAAATTTGAGTGCGACATCATACATGCCCTTCTCTACTAGGAACGGGAGCACGCGCACATATGTCTTTCCGTCCTGAAACTTCATATACTTCCCGCCCCCGGACTCCTGCGCTTGCTTTGCCTGATCAACCAGGACACTGCGTCTAATCTTTATAGCCATTCTCTCTCATCCTCCGCTTTATGTGTTTTTGTTTATCGATCTACCGGCACTGTCGAGCTTCCGCTTGATTCTGGTTCTACTTACCAGCGTTCCAGCATTTCTTTCGTCGGCTGTAAACCTCGACAGCACAACGATCATGTCCTTTCGCATGTTCAGGGCATCCACCCCTACTCTATGTATGCGTTCAGCCTCGATAGCGTTCATCATCATGGTTTGGGCTTCCGAGTATTCGGGCCTACCGTCTACCTCTGCCTGAACCTTGGCCTCTGTGAATTTGCCCCCGGCCTCCATTAGGTCGTCCCTAACAGCTATTTGGAGCTTGGATTTCACAGCATCGAACATGGCCTTGGATCTATCCACCTTCGTTCTGGCTTTAGCCCATGCCATCGAGTATTCGACGAACATGCCTACCTGAGTGGTGGCAGCTTCAACGACATCCCCAATCTGACACGCTGCCAGCAGCTCATTCATGAACTCCCTGGCGTTGATAACCTGGTCCCTGCCGCTATGGTCTGCAGGCTTCTTTATTACCTTCTTAGCCACTATCTACCGCCTTTCTTTCTCTTGGTTTGCTTGTGTACCTCGTCAGCGACGCCCTGCACGAAATTAACGCACCGCTGCATTTCGTCCTCTCTTATAAGTGCAACATCTATGGCAGTGGAACCGCTTAGGATCTTAGCTTCAGAGGTAGTAGCGAACCTTACCCACTTATTCGGCAGTTCCAGCGACATACCGTACTCTACTGTTATCTTCTTTGTTGCTACCTTGGCCATGCGTCACCTCCGTTATTACAGACGGCATGAAAAGAATCAGCTTTCATGCCTCGTACTCGTTAAGCTCGCCCCATGACGGGCCATACTCAACGTCTACCTCTATCGGGAAACTGCCGTCTATCCAGTCGAAATGCTTGTGTAATGACCTCATAATATCCCCTACCATCTTACACACCTTTTCAGTCTCATTACTGGGAGTATCCAGTATTATCGAGTCGTGCACAAGGCATATTATGTGCGACTTCATACCCAGTCTTCTGATTTCGGCATCCAGTAGTACCGCTGAGTATAGGGTCATGTCCGACGCGGCACTTTGTACAGGGTGATTACCGGCCTCTCTCAGTGCCGCATTCTTATCTGACCTACTCATACCCTCGATTATCGGCAGTCTCCTCCTCCTGCCAAATGGGGATTCAACATACCCATTCTTTATGACATCATTCCTATACCCCTTAAGCAGGTCGTCTATTCCCGAGTATGTAGACATGGTGGCAGACATCATCTTCTTAGCTTCCGCGTCTGTACAGCCTAGCTTTTTAGCCATCCCCTCTGGTGTCTGCCCATACACTATTGCAAAGTTGGTTGTCTTCCCTTTATCTCTCCACTCTTTCGGCAGGTCCGCTATGTCTATGTCCTTCCCCTCTAGCATTTTGTATATATTAACCCCAACACTAGCATGCGGGTCCAGCCCCTCTTCAAATATGCGCCTGAACGCCTTATCACCAGACAGCATAGCCAATATCCTAAGCTCTATCTGGCTATAGTCGGCCTGTACAATGTTCCCGCCGTCGTACCTGGAAATATACATTGTCTTTATTGACGGCACGTTCAACGGGCCAACAGTAGACTCTCTAGGAATAGCCTGCATATTTGGGTTTCTAGACGACAGGCGACCAGTGACTACAAAATGCAAGATAAAATTCGTATGCACCCTGGCATCAACCGACTCCGCTATTTGCTTAGGCGTCGTCCCTAGACAGTTGCTTTGTATCTGCAAAATGCTTCTTACTCTTTTTAGTATCGGCAGGAATTTATTCCCCTTGTACCTATCCATCCTTAGCAGCTCGTCTATTACCTCGGAATCCCATGACGGATTGCCGGAGTCGGTTTCCCTTATCACTGGAAATCTGAAGTACTCCGTCATTAAGAGCGATACCTGCTTGGAAGACCTAAGATTAACCCTGTCTCCCTTGGCCTTGGTGGACTCCTTATAATACTTCCAGAAGTGCCTAACCTCGTCAATAGACATAGCGTCATCAATAGCTTCACTAACCTTAGCCGTATACTCGTTGTTCAGGCAGTCCCACATATCAATATCTAACTCAAACCCGCTAAGCTCCGCCCGAGACAGCATCTCAGCCGCTGGCACCAGTATGTTATTATGTAGTGACCACAGTTTGTCATCCATTACCTTGCTAAGCTTACGCGCTATTCGCAGGGTCGCATCCACGTCTCCACAATTGTACTTAGATAGTAGCCTAAGCGGTATATTCGCATATGACCCGCTCTTCTTTGGGTCACACTCCGGGTGATCACCTATGTACACATCCATCTCCACGTCATACCCACCAATATCGGTGTACGTGTACGCTAGCTCCTTCAACCCGTGCCTGCTGTTTTCGTCCACCAGGTAATGTGCTAGCATGGTATCCATGTATATGTTGCTAACGGCAATACCCTCTTTTAACACTAGCCACGAGTATTCAAATTTCCAGTTATGCGCCACCTTTGGGATGTCCGACTCCAACACTGCCTTTATAGCTGGCATGTGCTCCTCATCCCATGGGACAAACATTGCGACGCCCTCATCCCATGAAAACGATATCGACAGTATTCGTGGTCCCCTGTCAGCATCCGCCGATATGGTGCAATAGTGCGTGCTGACTGTGTTAGTCTCGATGTCTATAGACAGTATATCCGCCTTGAGCAGCAGCAATATATCGTCATTAGTAACACCCTCTGTTATATAGTCAACGTCTGGTATTATAATTTCTGGCGTGCCGCCCTCTGCTATTACCGCAGCATTATATAGGTCCTGGGAGTATAAGTCAAATACCTGGTCACTCTTATTGTAGAATTTGACGTATGACGGGTGGAAAGTGGGTACTACAGGGATTCCGTCTCTATCTATTACCCTGCCGTGGTTCTTCCAAATACCGCGTATTCCTAGTAATGCTTCCATTGCTGTGTCACCGAGAGGCACTATAACCGTCGGGGACAGCCTTTCTATTTCCTCTAGCAGGTACTCCTTACAGTGCTTTACGGCCTTTTTATATTTGCCTACCAGCTTGTTATTCGGTGGCCTGCACTTTACAATATTAGTGAAGTAGATATCGGATGCGTCTACCTCCATGCTGGCCATGCATTCTCTTAGGAACACCCCGACCGGACCCACAAACACTTGATTTAATTCGTCCTCTTCTCTCCCTGGTGCCTCACCTACCAGCATTATTGATGGGCTATTACTACCACCCCCAGGCACTTTTGTATTTATGCTTACACCGCGTAATGGACAGCCGTCACAGGACATAATTACCTCGTTATTATGCTATTACATTCATAAATAACAACCCGTGTTACAAGATTCCATTCCTTAGACGATACCCGTGTATGGCCAGCAGGGCAGCATCTCGCTTGCCGTCGTTTGTTACTGCTTTTTTACCTTTGTACTCGGCAGATCTCTCGTGTAGCAGGTCATTGAGGATTATATCAACAGCGGCTTTCGACTTTTTACCAGCAATAGCCTTGACTCCGGTTTGTATTTGCCAGTCGTTGGGGTCAATCGCTGTTGACTTAGCCTCTATATGCGACAGAGCAGTAATTATCGCCCCGTGCCCGAACCCTTGCTGGTATGAAGCGTGCTTACTCTTATAGATGCCGGTCGTCTTTGGTATCTCTACGAATACCTCACAGTCAATACTAGTCTCCTCCAGTATGACCAGTAGTGAGTCTGCCATAGCTATAATATCTATTGTCGAGTTGGTCACTGAACCAGTCCCCAACACTATGTATCTCTTTGACTCCTCATCCTTAGTGACGGCTACCCATGCCCCCTGTGAACCTGGGTCAATACCTATACTAATAAATACGTTGGACATTACCCCTCCACGCTGTTAACACTGGATTCCATATTCCCACCTACAAGCCTCTTAGTCACCAATATGCGCGATGGCAGCATGTCACGTATTTGCCCTAAGTGCGATATTACAAATATTGACTTCACCTTTGATACCCTCTCTGACAGCATCATTACTACGTTTTCCATACCAGCATCGTCCATTCCGTCGAATACCTCGTCATAGAATCTAATATTGAACGACCTGCCGGACGTGCCGCTAGATGACTCCTGAATAGCCATAGCAGCACACAAGTCCACACGTGCTCTCTCCCCCTCTGACATCAGCTTGTAGTCAGTCCCGTCTATTTTGTGTGACAGGAATACAAATCTATCACTCTTGCCACTGTCGGTCGAGAATGATAAGTATGCTTGTGGGAACATAACCCGCATATACTTAGCCGACGACTCGTTAAGAGCTGGCACCAGTTTATCCATCAACAAAGACGGTATCCCAGTATCCGACAGGGCCTTATGTGCATACTCGGCCTCTACGCGCCTCTTCTTTAAGACCTTAAGCTTCTTTTCGTTGGTGATCTTCTTTTCGTTCACCTCTGCCATGGCATCGGATGTCTTACTGTTAGCTAGTAGCACCTTGCTGAGTTCAGACTTTGCCCGCTCGTACTCGTGTATCACTTCCCTGGCACCGTCACAATATTCCACCGCTGTGTTATACCTGGACGGGTCAACCAGCGGCGCTTTTGACTTATGGTCGGATATCTTCGCTTTTAGCTTCTTTACTTCTCTTTTCTTGTGCTCACCGTCAATAATCTGCATACATTCGGAGCACACCGAACCCGCGTCTATGTCAGACATTTTGTCTAGGCTATCATTAAGAGACTCCAACACAAATTCATATTTGGACTTAACAGATCGCGATTTCGCCAGCAAATCCCTTTCTGTACTTACTATGCTATCCAGCCCACTCAGTGACGACTCCAAATCATCGTATGAACAGTCGTATTTATCCAGTATTGAGGACTCTACCCCGGCTAGCTCGTTCCTAGCATCGCGTACATCGTCATCAGACACCATTAGCCCGGTTAGGATTTTTATGCTACCCTCTGCTGACGATATTCTATCAGACGCAAGCAGCATACCTTGCTTTATTAACTTCATGTCCGACCAGGCTTTATCCTTGGCCGCCCTGTACTCATCCAGCCCTATTATCTCGTTGAATATCTTCTTCTTCTCTTCACCGCTGGACTTGGTAAAGCCTACAACCCTGCTCCCAAATAGCACCGAGTTCAGGAAATAGTGTAATGTCCCGAATACCCTATCTATCTCAGACTGGACATCCTTGGATTTCCCTTTGGACTCCCCGTCACCTACTGAGAACACGACATCTGTAGTGCTGCCCTTTCTGATTCTCTCGACCGAGAACCTAGCCCCATCAATTACCCCTGACAGCACAACAGAGCAGGACTTCGACCACGTGGACATTATACCACCGCCAGCTATGCCACCAGGAATCAGCCCATACAGGCACCAGCATATTGCCCACGGTATAGACGACTTTCCAGCGCCGTTAGACTCAAAGCCACTGCTACCGTGCACAGCACCCTCAATAGATACTAGGCCGACGTCATCGAGAGGGACAAATGCCTTCCTTATCGACCTGAAATTTTCTATTCTTACCGAGTGAAACGATATATCCATGTTATTCTCCTAGGTACTTCTTTATTACCCTTATGGCTGTTTTTTTGCTGAACCCAGGGTCATTCCTACCGACATACACTTCCACTGGGTCGGAGTCACCTATCTTATCTACGTGGCTAACGTCAATAACCGACTCCACCAGAGCATTAGGCACACCTGCGTATTTGTCCTGCAGCGACTTGTCACCGGTCGTTATTGTGACGTAATCGCCGTTGCCGATAGCGGTGTTTACTGATTTAGCACTAGCGGTATCGTCCAGTGTCACGAATTTCGGGTAATTCATAGCGTAGAAGTCGAGCTTGCCGTCATCCCACACCCAGAATCCACGATCACCAATATCCCCTCTTCTATAGTGCAGCGGGGACCCTATTATCTGCACAGAGCCTACCTTCTGTGGCGCGTGTATGTGTCCGCACAGCACACAGCCGAACTTCTTAAAGTTCCTGTTATTAGCGTCAAACGCCCCATCGGATGCGTGGTAATACCCGTCTACAGCCCCACGTGGTGTCTGATGTATTACCAGGATATCTGACTTCGGCAGGTGCGATAAGCTCTTATTTGGGTCAAACGCTCCGTCGTACCCGTGCAGCGCCACCCTCACAGACCCACTACCGGACACAGACGGCAATTTGACTGATGCACTCCTCACAAACATCGACGGCACTGGCTGGGAGCTATCAAGCCTCATTATCGACTCTACCGCGTACCTGCTAGCTGGCGATGTATCGTGATTTCCGTACGTAGATATTAGCGGTATTCCATTACTATCCAGTATTGACACGGCATCACTAGCTAAAGACAGGGCGTCTACATCAATACGCCCCTTGTCCTCGAACCAGTCACCGGCACATATAACGTAATCAACACTGTGGGCAACCGACCACCTGAATATCTCAGCTACGGCCTTATATGAGTTAAGGAGCCTAGAATTAACAAGCATCTTCCTGGCGCTTCCAGTGCTATCCACGTACTTATGGTCAACCATCCTGGAGAACGGCTTGAACTTGTGCATATGTGGGTCAGAGAATATTGCTACCTTCATTATTATTTGCCCTCCAGGTCATCCATTATTTCTATTAGGTTATCATCCATTACGGTGGGCCAGTTGGCTTTATAAAACTTCTCGTCACCGTATGTATGCCACCCGGTAGCTTTGTCTACGGATACTAGACCCTTGTCAATCATTATGTCCAACAAGCCAGTATCAATCAGTCTGCCATTCTCAGCGAATATCAAAGATGTTTTACGCCAGCACCACGCAACACGGCTTTTTATGACTTGTATAGTACCGTTCATTCCAACGATGGTGTCATCTGTTTTACTGCGCTTTACCTTTGACCCCTTTGTCAGCTTCAGCCTAAGACCTGAATAGAACTCCCAGGAGGAGCCACCAGTTGAATACTCCGGATTTCCATATACAACACCCGGCTTTGTTCTTAGCTGGTTGGATACACCCATCAACATCTTTGTCTTCTCAAGCAATGGTATTATTTTGGGTAGGTGGGAGCTAGATAGCTGGCCCTGAAGGGCCATTGGGATTCCCTTTTTTTCCCCGTCATTAGATGCGTCTACCATGTCGAGTTCAACACTGGGTGGGAATCCCTTTACAGAGTCCACTATTATAGCGCCGGGGTCCCCGTCCAGTCGTGACCTGCCAGCGCTAGCTTTGAGTATCTTCTCAACGCCTAAGAACATATCCTCCATGCACATTGGCCGAATAAACACTATTCTATCTTTATCCACGTTGTGCAAGTCCATTAAGCTGCGTGTTACACCTCTCTCGGAGTCAAAGAAGTACACTATAGCATTCTCGTCGTCCTCCTGTGCAGCAGCAGCCATATCCAGCAGTATTCTAGTCTTTCCGGTTTGACTACCACCCACTACCTCGGTCATTGCACCACGTGGGTATCCGCCAGGGGGTTTCGGATACCCACGTATCGAAAGGTTTAACGACGGCAGAGCCGATGGCAGGCACTCGTAATCCAGCATTTCATTACCGGTTATTACGTCATCTATCATTCCGCGTATTGCGTCATACGCATTTAATTTCTTTTTACCAGCCTTCTTTTTACCAGCCTTCTTTTTACCTGTCTTCTTATCTGATGACATCACTATCCTACTATATAAGGGGTTTTAGGCTTCCAGCAGCTCACTGGATAACAAGTTAGACACCCTATCCGACCTTGACACTATGTCCTCTATAAGCCCACCCTCACTATTGTATACATTTATTCTAGACGGAGCGCCGTATGTCACCATCTCTATCATCTTTACAGACTTAAACACCCACGGACACACTACATACACATTCAGCAGGCCGCCGTCTACCGCCCTTATGTTGCCCTTCGTCGCATTCTCCAGCTCAATAGGCAGGCATACGGACTTCTTCTGTGCATAAATAAATATTGCTGAAGTGCACATAGACATTGCAAAGTCATTTATCCTACACAACGAACGCGGGTCAGCACCGGACGCGTACGCCTCGGAGTTTGTATGCACCCTGAACGCTGAAGATGGCACATACACAGATTGGCACCCAGCCCCTGACATTGCTGCCAAGAGCTGGGTGGGATCGTACCTCTTTGATGCCATATCTATTGGATGTCCCAGGTAGATCACTTACTGGCCTTATTCTTCTTCTTGCCCTTCTTGGCGGCAGCGAGCTTGGCCAGACTGCTTCTTACACTCGGCGGCTTTTTGTCGGCGCTCTTCTCTTCCACAGTGTCCTTGGTGGCAGCTTTCGCCTTTGCTTTTACAGCAGCCTTAACAGCTAACTGCGCCAGAGACTTCTCGCCCGGAACGGCCTTAACACCTGACTTCTTCTTTTCCTTCTTGGGCGCATCACCACGCTCGTTTCGATTGACCTGTCCACGGATGCGGTTTCCGATGGCCATGCGAGCAAGACCCGGATCGTTGTTGTTGTCGGACGCATTCAGGTATTTTTTGACATCATCCTTGTCACACGCGCCGATTTCCACAGCGTAGGCGCAGACCTGTTTCATCGTCATATAGAAGAGCTTCTCAGCGAGTTCGTCTCTGAATCCGTTCTTCGGGATGCGTCGTTTGATGATTGGGTCCTCATCTATGAAGACCACGGAGCTGGGGTTAACCCTGACACGGTTGCCCTCGACGGTTTTGATTGTGCCGATTCCGTCATCCGTCACTGCCGCCTTCTTGGGCTTGCCAGTAACCGATCCAATGTTGTTGGTCTTCTTCTCAAACTTGACAAGGCCGTTGAGATTCTCAACGAACTTTTCAATATTGACCTCCTTCGAGACAACAAGACCGTACCCGTAATAGCAGCGCTTCCGGTAGAAGTCCGCCTCGTCATCGCTGGCACCCAGCAAGTCAGGCGGAACGCCAAAGATGACGTTATGCAGCTCGGAGATTTCGTCACCGGCCATATTCTTCATCTCGTTGTACATCTTGATGTGGGAGTACGGGACTTTCTTTTTGTCGAGGAATCTTTTCGGGATGTCGGCCTCGGTCATTACCGGTTTGGTGGGCAGACCACCAATAGCCAAGGGGGTAGACGGTGTGGGGGACGTGTCATCCTGCTGTTCATTGGTGTCAGCGTCGTCAGCGTCGTCAGCGTCGTCAGCGTCGGCGTAATCGTTGGTGAACCCGTCGATTTTATCGGGGTTGATGTACTTCTTCTTGCCGCCAACCTCCACTATGAACTTGAGGTCATATTTGGGGCTTCTTGGCTTCTGCTGCTTAGCGGCAACCCCCATCAGGCGGTGCATATCACCATCCATTTCGACATACATCTGCTTGTTGCCTGTCAGACTCGACACCGTAGGCAGCGATATACTGCAATCGATGTTGCTAGCCTTGACAGACACGGCTTTCTTCTTCTTGCCTTCAGCGTCAATCAGCTTGATTGCATCCTTCTTCAACAGCGATGCAATAACTTTCTCGGTCTTCTTGTCCATCGTCTTGTCCTTCCAATCTGTTTTTATTATTTGAGCACCTAATATTAATATTTTGTGCCACGTCTTCAATTATAAAGACGGCGAAAGTCAGATTCTCTTTCACGCAGCACTGTATTGGCTATCTCGTTAATTATTACGCTACTATCTAAGCAACCACCGGACCCCAACTTATTCCTTATTGCGTTAATTAGCCTTCTACTTAGCTTGCCAGCATCTACCATATGCGGTATGTGCTCGACGTCAATCATTGACTCAGTTATAAATGAGGCAGATGCACGGGCGCACGACTCGGCGTCAAGTTCGTTTACTACCTTCTCAATATCAGCCACGTGCAGGTATCTCTCAATCGCCTTTTCGCCTATCATTACATTTGGAGGAGGACAATGCATCCTAAATGCATTTAGGCACATGCGAGACGGCAGCCTATCGAATTGCGCTCTAACGAACCCAGAGCCATCATCTATAATGACTTCCTCTAGCCAATCTTCCATTGCTACTAATCTAAGCTTGGTGGCCTTACCTATTTTGCACCCTCTTGATGTAGCTAAGCGCATATACTCGGCTGTGGCATCTCCGCGCATTATTCCTACTCCAGTCCGTGAAATCTTCTGGCTTGATGGCACAGAACGCCCCCAGGCTCAAAATTCCGACACACCCACGGCCTACCTGACTTATAAATTGCACATGAGCACGCAGCCCCTACCTTTCCAACAAAGGCAGCACAGCCATTACCGGTCTGCTTATTATCCATGTCAACATCTCCCCCGGTTCCCCTCATAACGAACTCACCTTTATGATTAGGCCAAGGCTCAACAAGTTCATTAGAAATATTCAGCTCGTCACCGTCAGATAACTGCACTGTGAACAGGCAGCAGCACGCCCCGCATTCTTGGCAATTTAACTCAGGCACCCGGTTAGCTACCGTCGTCATCGTCCGTCTGCCTCGGGTTATATGTAATTATGAGAACTGCGACACTAAACAGAGCCATAAATAAAAGCCCCCCACCCAACCACGCAGTGGTTGTCCATAGTGCACGCTCTACATTGGTTAACGTGTCGAAATAAGCCTCGTACTCGTACCTAATCAGCTCAGGCACCTGGGTAATAAATATTAGGACAAACGAACCCAGCAAGGCTCCTATCATACAAGCGGAGCATTTTATAGCCCCTATCACCCGCTTCATCATTCACCTCCTCCACTATATACACAGCCGGACTCACAGCGAGCTAAGCTTTCTTGACAGGCATTAAGTTCCTGTTCTAATTGATGGTGATCGTAAATATTAAGCCCTATCTTGCTAATCACAATCACAACCGCCACAACGAATATCGCAGCAAATACAGCTTTCATTTACTCGCCTCGTCCTTCCCCGGTAGGGTTATCGTTGCCTCAATCCACCGAAACGGCTCTGTGATGCTGCAGGACGTCTCAATGCATACTGCCCCATTATTACCGACGTGTACGGCATTAAAGCTTACCGGTATTAGCGAGCTGCGCGATATCCAGGCGCAGTCTGGTATTGTGTCAGGAATATTAACACCATCAGCACGAAGCTCGCCAGCAGTAATACAGGTGTCTGGGTCGTAGTCCGGAATGCCATTAATCATCCTGTTCCTCCGTGATCGCTTTCTCCTTCTCCAGATAGTCGAAAACGTGGGAGACGTTATCCGCACCCTCAAAGAGCGTCTCTACATACACTGTTACAATACGCATGGTGTCTCCTTTTATGCCTTAGGCATTACCTATCGCCCCGGCTATCATCGTCCTCTTGAACGTCCTCTTGAACGTCCTCTTGAACGTCCTCTTGAGCGCGGTCCTTCTCATATGCCTGCTCATCTCGAATCTTAATAGCAGACGTGCACAGGTCTTCGATAAGCACTAGAACGTTAAACATATCATGACGGGTGCTCGTGACCTCTTTCCTACTGGACGCGCACCGCTTCAGAATCTCCAACTCGCCCATTTGCAACTCCTCCTTTATACAAACGACTCCTCCAGGTACACGGAGCCACCACTACGCAGAAATCTATCCAGTGCCGCTTGTACGTTTGCAGCGGCAATAGACGCTTCTTTGCTACCCCCAGACCGAAGCTCCATGACCAAGTTAGGTGTGGCGGTACTGTGTAGTATGTCGTACACGTTGCCGCCGTCGCTTTCAGATATCATTCTTACATTCTTCGATGATTCGGTACACAATGCATACGGGTCTACCAGTCTCATTCTGTCATTTTCGCGCATAACGTGTGTCCTTTCAGGGTGAATTAATGAGTGCTAGGGGTTTCTTTTGAGATAGCCGACGCCACTTTAAGCATTTCGACCTCTGCGGTTGCCCTCTCAATCATTAGCGTCTTCTGCTGTATCAGTATCTCAGTAAGCTCGGCATCCGTCCCGAACCAGAAGTTATCCAGGAATAGGCCCTCAGACATATCAAATAACGTTCCGTCCGGATAGGCTACATGGTGTGTCTCTAGAAGGGTATCTTTTATTGGATACTCGCAGTCATCTGCGATGTTAAAATAAACACACCTTTCAAGTGTCTTCTTCTCATAACAATCCTTCCAAATTGGCATTTTGTATCTCCCTCATTACCGACTATTAGCGTAGTGCAGCCAATCGCCATCATAGAGTAAATTAGTCAGGGGTATACTATGACGACGACCGGCCCACTACATGAACCAATAAAGACGTTGCACAAAGAATCGCGTTTCAGCGGCCTTATATGCCAGGTGTCAAATATCATATGCCAAATGTTAAACGCCAATCTCTTCCATACTGTCAGCTTGGGTCAATCATTTATAATGACGGTGGGTGCAGGACTCCGTTCCTTTGGTATTACCTGGTACTATCTGATGGTGTTCCCTGAAACACTACATTACACACTGCGTCTTTATTAGTATGCCGATTAAATAGCAATATAATGGAGGAAAAGGTGATACTGAACGACAGACAGATTGAAAATCATAAGATAGTAGATCCATTTCTTAATAAGCAGGTGTCGAGTGGGGTAATATCGTATGGGGTGTCATCGTATGGGTACGACCTGCGTGTAGATAACGAGTTCCTAGTGTTCCATAATGTGCACAATGTCACGATAGACCCGAAGAATATGAAGACGGAATCATTCGTACGGGTGGAAGGTGATTATTGTGACATACCGCCTAACTCATTCGCCCTGGCTAAGTCCGTAGAGACTATCCACATGCCGGACAATGTAATAGCAATATGTATTGGGAAGAGCACATATGCAAGGTGCGGAATAATCGTCAATGTAACACCGCTTGAACCTGGGTGGCACGGGAAGGTTACAATAGAAATAAGCAACAGCACCCCATTACCGGTAAGGGTGCATGCTAGAGAAGGAATAATGCAGGCTATATTCTTTCGCGGTGCCGCGTGCGCTACCAACTACTATTCAAGATCCGGTAAATACCAGGGCCAATCCGAAATAACTCTGCCAATCGTTGAAAAGGAGGAATAAAGGTGTCGGTAGGACTGTTATCAGAGCTTGGATTCTGTGATAAGCTTAAAATGGAATGTCATCCCTTGTCCGTTGATGACATTATCGATGAGTATTTCGACGGCTTCACGTTCTGCACTAAGCCATACCACCATCAGCTAGTGAGTCTCCTGGCATGCATGTATCATAGAAGACTGCCGGTACTGCTGGATATGCGAATGGGTAAGAGCAAGGTGGCTTTAGACTTCTTTAGGTGGCTTATTCATACAGAGAAGATTAAGAGCGCATTAGTTCTTACACTGCGAACGATGGTGCTAGAGTGGGTACAAGAGGCCAACACTCACGCCCCGGATATTGACGTTCATACGGACCTCGGCGGTCCCAAGGATAAAAGAAGGAAGGTACTGGAACGTGATGGGTTAGTTATATCGAATCATGAGATAGTGAAGGTGCTGCCTGGTTGTATGGATAGGTTTGACCTCGTTATACTGGACGAGTCAGCCAGCGTGTATCGGCACTATAACAGCAAGCTCACACGGCATGCCAGCGCCGTATTTCAAGACACCCCCAACTTGCTAATGTTGACGGGTACCGCCACAGCTAACAGAGGAATAGAAGACCTATATGGGCAGTGGTGTGTTTTAGATGGTTATAAGTCCCCATTCGGCAGTAATTACTACCAGTTCAAAAATAGCTACTACATAAACGTTGGGTCCGAATACCCTGACTGGAGACTAAGAGACTCAGCCATTAAAAAAGCTGAGGAGATACTATCTGAAAGGTCAATACGATATAAGAAGAATGAGTGTATGGACATCCCGCCGGTATCGTTTATAAAGGTGCCGATAATGATGAATAGCCAGCAAATGCCACTAATTAAAGCCTTCGAGAAAGAGGGCGGAATAGATTCATATGTGCACCGACAAGGAGTATCATCCGGCTGGGTAAGGGATGAGGACGGGGACATAGTAAACATAAAGAGCAACAAAGTGCAGTCGGCAATAGATATTATATGCGGCAATGACGGGAAGTTTATAGTATGGTCTAGATTCTTGTATGACCTCGACCTAATGGAAGAGGCTTTGTCTAAGGCTAAAATAAGATACACCAGGGTCGATGGTAGTGTCAAGCAGGAGAAGGTGTTCTTTAGAATAAAGATGTTTAAGGATGAGCCGCAGGACGAAGTGAAAGTCCTGCTAGCCCAATCCAGGAGTATATCTAGAGGACACACCATCCCTCAAGCGGATCAAATGATATACCTGTCACACGACTGGGATATCGAAATAAGGCAGCAGTCTCTTGAGAGAAATTATAGTCCGTTTAAAAAAGGCGGCTCCGTCGTCTATGACATCGTGTCGGTGCGCCCGGATAATAAAAAGTCTGTTGATGAGATGATCATAGATGCGTACTCCAGAAAGATATCCTTCAACGATTATTTAAGATCCAATAGGGTAGTGGAGGACGTGTAATCCCGTTTGTAATTTGGCCTCGGCCTTAAACAAAGGCACTCAGGAATACACCTGCATCGACTATGTGCATACAACAAGTGTAAGCCTGCTACTCCTTCCCGCCAGATGCTCTCCTTGTGTAATTCCCAAGGATGCTCTCGTCTACCAGCTCATGCATTACTATCGCCGTAGGCCCAGAGAATGCTAATATTATGGCCTTCGTGGGGTCCATTCCTATTAAGTAGGAACACCCCGCCAATACCACCCCCATCAGTATTGGGATGTATATTCTGTACCGCGAGCTTACCTTCTTCCTTAGTACGTTGAAGAATATTCGGCTCTTTAGCAGCTTTGTTACGATGTTTATGATCAGGCTGGCTAGGAAAAGTGGCAAGGCCACACCCCCTACACCGGCAGCGTCGTCAACTGCTTCTATAAGGATTAGCTCGACGCTTTGATCGGACAGCTCGGTAGCCTTACCATCAGAAGCCACAGCGCACATCATTGACGCCATACTAATAACGAACAGCACAACAGATACTGACAGCCAGATGCTCCTACTATTAGCTATTGTCCATCTCATACTCATTTGCCCTTCCCGCCGTGCGTTTCAGCACAGTGTATTTTGATGTCGTTAATGCCCGTCTCCGTCTTCTCCAGCCTAAGCCCAAATCTAGATGCTCTGTCTGCGCAATCAGAGCGCTTGACAAATTCCTGCTCGGAATACATACGCATTTCTTCTAAGCTAGATTTCATCCTATCGAACTCCCCTAATATTCGATTTAGGAAGAACGCCACCAGCCCACCGGCAGCGGCTAACACCGAGGTTATCAGCCATATAATCCACATTGGAATTACTACACTAGGCTCCACTTGAGCAGCGGCAGTGGCAGTGGCAATAGTAGCAGTGGCAATTACAGTAATCATCCGCTCCCCTTAGCTAATAGGTTATAGTGAAATAGCCTGATCAAATTCCCCAGTTGCACTTGCACCATAAAATACAACCCCCACTCCACCCTGTATAACCAGATAGTATTTTGTTTCGGTAACGATAGTCGTCTCTGGGAGGATTGGACTTGTGAAGATAAAAGCCCGGTCAAGGTCGTCAATGACTGTTTGACTTTCTGTGGCTATAACTGTTGACCCCTTAGCAAATGCTGACTGACTTAATAGTGTGCATGTAATTGACTTATTTACACCAGCACCCCACAAGCCAATACCAATTAATAAGTCTGAGAATATAGCGCCGGTCGGCAAGTTAATCGGCAACACGAGTTGCGGCCCGGGTCCCCCTGTAGACTCCCAGTATTCACCGTCATTATTCTTAAAGTCCCAACCGGAATCAACGCCTGCAACGGTTATTGGTTGCGCTTGTGATGCAAAAAACGTCTTTCCTTTTGTTTCTTTCTTTAGGAAAATCCCGTTAAAGCGCACTGTTGGCTTCCCTAGTGCTCTTATTCCGTTAGCATCAGGGTAGATATCCCCTGAGACTTCTCCGCCTGTCTTATCGTATTTGGTCGCATCAACTGCCGCCCGTGACAGGGACTCAGAGTAGACAAGCGCAAGGAGGTAATGGACGGCATCTTGTAGCGTCCCATCAGGTAGACCTATTGTCCCCGAACCTGACCCAACGGAAGCCCCAGTACAACCGATTTTCCCCGCTCCACCTTTTGCTGTATATGCGGCTATAAGAGCGTCAAATACAGTGTTTATGGTGACGGTCGTCCCTGCTGACAGGGTTGTTAAGTCGGCAAATCCCTGCCCCTCGTTTGCGCCTATGTTGTCCCAGAATCCGACTGTAGCCATCCCACCAAGGTAGGCGTCAAGCCAGTCAGCGAACTGAATAAGGGCTTCTTTAGCAGTGCCAGCTACCAGCACATCCGATGCTATGTATGTGTACCCGGTCTTACGAATCCAATTCTCACGCCTGGTGTAGTCAATGTCTCCGGATATTATCGATTGCGCCGTCTGCTGTATCTTTATGTCAGCCAGTATCAGCGCATCCGGCCTAAAGTCGTCCGAAGACTCATAGCTACCAGGTAGACTGGGTTTATCGGCCAGAGGCACCCCGGACCCATCTAGCCCGCCCTTGGCACCGGCCACCACAAACACCTCGTATGAGTCAGTGGCATACATATACACCGTGTTACCGTTGCCATCGACCTTCGGATCTGAGTTATCCCTGCTTAACGCGCACCCTATAGTCAGCCACCTACCCTGCCCTGCTGTCAGGTCGTCGACGGTCGATATTCCGTCTTTGTCTACCGAGCAGTTGACTGTAGTGTCAGCAACCTTACCGACATATCTGCCTTGTTTGTCTACCAGTTTAAGGTCCCCTACTACTGCGGCTAGGCTGGCATCTGGGGTAGTGGGTGTTACTCCACCGCCTTCTATTATGCCAGGGCCAAATGCGTATTTGGCCGACTTCCAGATATACTCCTCTACCTTCTGGAAGGACCAGTCAAGGTGCGTCTCCCTAACTACCAGCTTGAAATAATAGTCAATTTTGTCCACGGTTATTCTCCTTCTTCCTCATCCGCTAACTCGGTTTCACCCTCTTCGACGCCATCTAATGTCAGCCCACCAAGTTCTGACACACCCAATACCCATGCCGTTGATTCGTCCTCCTGTACTGGTTCGATGAAGTCTATAAAATGCTCGTTAGCGGCCTTCATATAGTTTATTAGCTTCCTAGCAGTCAGCTTCTCAGCATCAGTGAGATTTCTTTCTGCGCCGCCTATTGTATTCACCTTAATATTAAACGACCTTATGTATCTTACGGAGTCTATCCCAAGTGTCGTGCCAATGCCTAGCTCTGACATACCTAATACCCACACCTCGGAATCGTCGTCAAAGGGTATTACATCCGCCTCTACCGCCATCAATAGCCTTAATACGGCCTTTATGCCTGGACTGGTTCCCTTTGACTTGTATATTTTAACTAAGTTAAGCACCAGCTTTCGACTGGTATCAGCATTAATCTCAAGCCACGAAAACGGATTACCAAGATCATATAGCATTGCCTGCACAAATTCGTCACTGGCGTCCAACGCGCTCCACGTGGTGTATAGAGTGTCTATGTCGTGTAGAACCAGATTAAGAGCTTCCTGCATGCATCCTATTATTCTTCTATGATCCCCGGTGCTGTCCTTATTCCTAACCGCTTCAGGAACCATCTTCCATAAATCAAATCTTCTGCCGGACGGGGTTTGTGGCACCCACCCGGTGAACAGCGCTTCATTAAGTGGCTCTACTATTACATTCCCGCTAGCATCTTTTACACCGGATGCCGTCAGCTTATACGGTGACCCCGGTGTCATTGGTATATCTATTGATAGCTCCACTACCCCAGAGCTTGTCATTTCCGCAGAGACAATGGACACGTTGACAGTCGGTGTCATGCTGTCATTCACACGCTCCATAACGTAGTTGTTATGATTAGCGGCTGTCGTGCCGTCCATAGCTTCAGACACCATTTCTAGTACAAACGAGTCATCGTGTCTGGATAACTCATAAAACGCTCTTCTCTCCCCGATAGCCCCGTTAGAATATTCAGCGAATGCTGCTATTGCGTACTCGCCGTCAACCGTCCCGTATGGCAGCGTTCTAATCTGCAGGGAGTCGGAGAACGATAATTCAGCGTTTGCAGTACCGCCGACTACCTGCACTGAACCGGCTTGATTGTCAGACCTCAAATACACCATTCCATCCTTAGACCATGACGACGCCCCAGGCACCGCATCGTTAAGGAATAACGCCACCTCGTTTGCTGTGGCACTAGATATGTCATTAAATGACGACAGCAGAAATCGGAATGTCTGCGCGGCCTTTCCGTCAATAGATATATATATAGTGTCGAGGTGCTTTAATGCGAACGCTTCAATGGAGCTACTGACATATGGGTATGACACATCGTTTAGCACATACCTACCGAGTGACTTGTTGTACACAAGGGACTCCACCCCCCATGGCATTATTGCGGTCACGCCAGATATTGTCATATCGTTCTGTGTCATAGGTTGCTTGAACGTCACCCTTACCTTTTTTTGCCCCCACGCCACAGCACTAGCGATAGTCGGTGCTGTCTTATCTTCTATCCAGAATGAGTACGGGAGATCGATTATGCCTGGGTGCAGCCCGTTTGTGCAGGTCTTCACCCTTATATTGGTTCTGTTTAGGGATACAAAATCTAACTCGGGGTCTATTGCTATTATCAACGAGTCGGATGTTGTAATAAATGCCGACTCGCTGCCATTAAACCCAGTAGCAAATACTGACTCAGCCGATCCATCATACGCCGACCCGTCAAACGCTAGTACACCATCTATGTATACACTGGTACCAGATAGGTCTATTCCGTCATGCTCAGGGTCCATTATTTCGAGGCTTATGGTCGTGCTAACTGGCACCCCGGTTTCATACGGCTCCGGGTCCCTGTTTATCGTTATTGGCCTAGTATCATCCGTGTCTAGGATTATTGTATCTACGCCAATAAACGGTATTCTATATTCAGCCATTCGACACCAGCTCTAGTCTAAATGATACCAAATGGCTGCCGTCTAGCTTACTAGTATTAGCTGCCATATCGTACCTGGTTCTAGTTCTTATTGAGTTTATCCTCATTCTTGACTTTTTGGTGCCGTCTATCAGTATACTGACTTCCCACGCGGTTCCATCTGGTGATTGGCTCGGAGCATTGATATGTGCTGCCATTCTTAGCACATTTATTCCGGTAAGGCTTATGCTCTGCTTTACCTCTCTTCTATCCCCTACCTTTATTCCATACGGGAGATCTATGGACTTCGTAGACCACTGTTTAACCAGTATAAGCTTATTATTTGCAACGTCTATGTCGTCAAGTGAGTAATCAACATTTACGCTTCCGGTTATTCCAGACCCGCCCACCTCTGACAGCGTTATTTGACCAGACACACCAGAAGGAAGGCTACCGAGTGCCACCGGTAATGCCCCTAGGGAGTCCCTATATATGCCAACAGTAGGAGTGGACGGATTAGTAAGCTTCCAATACAACACACCAGAATCAGAGTTAATATACCCGGCTCCGGACAGCGACCACCCGGATAGCTGATTCTCAGAGTCTCCATATTCGCCGTCTGGGTTGATAATCATCTCCATTACTGGCATGCTCTCTGAGTGATCACTAGGCATAGAGGTGCTTACCCCCTGCACGCCTAGGCAAAACACCCAGTCCCCATGTGGCGCAGTCCAAGGAGTAGGCATTACCCTGCCCCAATTAACGCCCTTTTCTCCAGACCAATATGCTGACTTTTCACTCATTACGGGGCCTTCTGTCTCATTACTTCCATATGGTCGAAATAGCCTCTTCTGGCCGAATTCGATACCTCAAACCCGAACCCCAAATACCCAGATAACAGTGGGTCGGATTCCGTCATTACGCCCAACGAGTCATCGACGTATACACCGTCTGGGTACTCCAGCCCGTCATTAAATTCAATCGGGGTCCACACGGGGGCATTGCAGTTATTGGTATCCAGGTCATTCTCGTATGCGTACAATACGACGTCCCCATTATCGTTTACGATCATGTCCAGTCTCAGGTGATGCCATTTGTCCCAGTCGTACACATTCTGGGAGCATCTCAATACCGTCTGCGTGCCAGGTGCGTCAACACTGGGTACTCCATGCTGTATCTGCCCCTTTACCAGCACTATCCTATTGGGGTCGGCATCCTCTAGCCCAAGCATGTACGTCGTCGCCTGCACGTCGTTAAGGTTGGCACCTATAAACAGGAATGGACTAAATCCAGTCTTACCGGCACTCTGCCCCCTCTTTACACACCCACGTATCGATCCACCACCACCACCTGATCCGGAATGAACGGGACGAGGCTCAATAGGCCCAAAGTTAGCTATTGAGCACGATATAGCCACCGCCCCATCAGTGATCTGAGTGGAGTTAAATCCAAATACAAAGTGAGTGCTGCCCGGTGGCCCGCTGATGCCGGATGTGACTCCTCTTTTTACTATTGTACCTACCCAGTTGGTGCCGTCCAAGCTGCCATCCATTACAGTCCAGTCTACCAAAGACATATTGTATCCTCCATTATGCTATAGGGTCTTCAGACCCGCCCCAATCTGGTGCATAGAACGGTTCGAAATAATTCCCGTGTGTAAAGTACGATGCATCTAGGTCTACAACGGGTACCCCTGATGGGTCGATGTAGTCATACCCCGTGCCGTCTCCTCTGTCGTCCATATTTTGATATATTTCCCCACTAGAACCCCATGACGTCTCGAACCCGTCAGCGTCCGGCACTGGGGTATGTATTCCTAAGTCGCCCGTGACGATCCTAGACAGTGAGCCAATCATAAAGCCAAACACCGGCCATGCGTCGGTATACGAACTCTCGGACGGGGCAAGCAATTCGTAGAACACCCCGGACTCAAAGGCGGCAGTCACTTTAACAGTGCTACCGACTACTGACGCCGACCACCCGGACGGGCCAGAGTCAGAGAACCACGTATTTAATACAGATGCCATATCAGACGGGGAATATGAACCGGCTTGCAGTGCCAATTCATACCTAGTATATACTGGCCTATCACCTAACAGGCTGGACTTTGCTATTGTAATAGTCGAATGGTCGTTAACCGTAGCAGATTCTA